AAAGTCATGATTGGCGGCACTGTGTACTTCGTCCCTGCCTATGCTACGTTTGCATAATGCAAATTACCAAGGAATTCTTGGAGACTGAGATTCGTGACCTTGAGACTGAAGCACAGAAGGCCCAAACCTTTTTGATTCAATCTCAGGCCACAATCCAAGCGTACAAGATGCTCATAAACAGGCTAGACGCACCAGAACCGGAGCAACAACATGACAACTGATGTCAAACAAGCGCATATAAACTTAAGCGGTTTCTTAGTGCTGGGGCGCAACCGCGTCAGAGCTTTGTCTTATGTGGGAACAGCTACAGCAGGAACATTGGTGCTTTTTGATACTGCCACTGTTCCTGTGTCTTCAAGCGTCACGTACGGGCGCACGGGAACAACCGTAACAGTAAGCAAGACGGCTCACGGTTTAGTCACCGGGGATGTGGTTGGAATTCACTTTGAAGCGTCTCCCTCGGCTACGGATGGCAACTATGTTATTACCAGAGTTGATGCAAACAACTTTACGCTCACTGACATTAACACTGGGTCTATTACAGGTAGCCCTGCAGCGGTGTATGTCAGCGGCGGCGGTTCGTGGCTCTTGACATATGAGTCGTCGGCGACAGACATCTTCAACAATGCTCCTGAAATTCCAGAGAGTGGTGTGTTAGCAATCAAGGGTGTCTATGCGTACATGACCGACATAGCTGTTGCTAATATTTATTATGGCTAAAAAGGGCCCTTCTCTCTCTGTTGGTCGGGGCGAGAAGCTCCCAGCCTCCAAGGGGGCAGGCCTGACCGCCAAGGGCCGAGCCAAGTACAACGCTGCCACGGGCAGCAACCTTAAGGCTCCGCAGCCCCAGGGCGGCAAGCGCAAGGATTCGTTCTGCGCGCGCATGTCAGGCATGCCAGGGCCGATGAAAGATGAAAAGGGTAAGCCGACTCGCAAGGCGGCTGCTCTCGCAAGATGGAAGTGCTAAATGGAAGTCAATACGATCTGGTTGGGAGTTCTTTCCGCTGCATTTGGCGGATTGTGGTTTTTCATTCGCGAGAAATTTGACGAGCTCAAACGAATTGACATCCTGTTAAATAAGACTCGCGAAGAGATTGCTCGTGATTACACGACCAATGCCGAGGTGCAGAGAATTACTGATCACATTGATCAAAGGTTTAACCGGCTCGAAGAGAAGATTGATCAGCTCATTCGGGGGACGGGTAAGTAATGTATTTGACAAGCAATATCCCGTATTTTAAGTGCTGGGTTCGTAAGGAATTTACGAATGGGCACCAGAAATATCAGGGGGAATACCTTCATGCGTTGGCTGTTGCAGTAACAACCATCCCTGACAGGAGCTTGAGTTTTCAGGTTATTTTTACGGGCTGTGAGTCCGATGATGGCAGTCAAGAGAATGTTCATGGCGGGGCCATGTGGGCACGGATGCCGCTGGCTGCGCTGGTTGGGGATATCCCGCTGGAGACGTGGCCAGAGCGGATGCTCAACCACCTGTCACAGCCGTGGGACTGCAACTCGTACAACCACAGCATCATTAGCTTGGAGAGGGCAAAGCCGTCCCCTTGGATTTGCAAAATTAACAATGAGTTTCACACCGGCAGGTACTTGTTCACGGTAGACTACGCAGAGAGCGATGTATCTGAAGATCCATCGCAGCACAAACAGAGTCACGTGTTGATACTAACAGACGCGGGCAAGTGGACGGGAAACATTGTGGCGCTGCCTAACAACAGGGTCCGTGTGACAAGTCCCGCCTACTGGGTTACGGGACAGGGAGCGCCTGATTTTAGGCCAAACCAGTGGATTCACTGTGCGGAGCAAGACGATTCGTACATGGATGCAGAAGAAACTTTTAACAACCTCTACCAGGAGAAAAAAGATGATGAACTCTAAGATGATGGCCAGCGGTGGCATGATGAAGTCTAAAATGGGTGCCAGCGGCGGCATGAAGAAAAAGGGCTATGCTTCCGGCGGCGTTGCCGACATGGCTGGCCCACAAGGCACGACCATGAGCCAGCCCGTCAAGAAATCAGTGTCAGGTGAAACTGTTTCAGTGCGCGGCGTCGGTGCAGCCCGTGCTCAAAAAGCAACCATCTATTAAAAAATGACCACCTCAGGCGTCTCCTCCTACAACCCGGACTTCGATGAGATCATCACCGAAGCGTATGAACGCTGCGGCTTGCAGGTTCGGGATGGGTACGACGTTTTATCTGCACGGCGCTCTTTAAACTTGATGTTTGCTGAGTGGGCCAATCGCGGATTAAATCTGTATACGATTGAGCAGCGACAGGTGGTCTTGGTTGCTGGTACGTTTGAGTACACGCTGCCGGACGATACGGTGGATGTTTTGTCGGCGGTGATACGTACTAATTCTGGCCAGTCTACTCAGCAGGATATTACGATTGACCGGATTGGCAGCGCTGAGTATTTGCACGTTCCCAACAAGTACACCACTTCGCGTCCTGCTCAGTTTTATGTGCAGCGCACAGTGCCAGCAAAGCTGTTCCTGTATCCCGCGCCCGACTCCACCCAGGCGTACATCTTTCGCTACTATGGCATTCGCCGTATACAGGAAACAGGGGCAGTCACCAACACAGCGGACATCTCTTTTAGGTTTTTGCCTTGTTTGACTGCAGGCTTGTCGTACTATTTGGCTGTTAAAAAGGCTCCAGATCGTATTGTGATGCTCAAGCAGTTTTATGAGGAAGAATTTGCAAGAGCTGCCGCAGAGGACACAGAACGCACTGGTTATTTTGCAGTACCTACCTACGGGGAGAGTTACTGATGGCTGGTTACACGTCTGGCAAATTTGGTCTTGCTCTGTGTGATCAGTGCGGCCAACAATTTAAGCTCAACGAACTCAAAAAAGAGTGGACTGGGTTTAAGGTTTGCGACGAGTGCTATGAGCCTAAACATCCTCAGCTTGAGCCTAAGCGCACAATAAATGAGCCCCAGGCTTTGTTGGAGCCACGTCCAGAATCGCGTCTGGGTGTTAACGTTTATGTAGGGGACGCTGGAGATTCTTCTTTTGCAAGCATTGGCATGCAGCCCATGCCACTTGCAAGACCTTTAGTAGCAGGCCCTATGCTTGGAACGGTTACGACGAGCATCACATGAACTACACTCAATTAAGCGCTGCCATTCAGGCGTATACAAACAATGTCGATACAGATTTTGTAGCGCAGATCCCTGTTTTTGTAAAACAGGCAGAGCAGCGAATTGACAACACTGTTCAGGTTGCCAATCTACGCAAGAACATGACGGGAAATGTGCAGGCAGGCAATAAATATATTCCTTGCCCTCAGGATTTTCTTTCTTCCTACTCTTTTGCACTCTATGCCAAGCCTACGCCAACGGCTACAGGTACGGCAGCAGCTTTAACAATTGTGGTGTCTAGCGCCACAGACATTGTTGCGGGCATGATTGTCTCGGGCACAGGCATTGCAACTGGGGCGGCTGTTTCTACGATCGTAGGAACTACAGTTACGCTTACGATTGCCAACACAGGAACAGTGTCGGGCACTGTGACGTTTCAGGGTGATTACCTTTACTTGTTAAATCGTGATGTCAACTTTATTCGTGAAGCGTATCCAAATCCATTACAACGCGGCAAGCCCAAGTACTATGCTATTTTTGGCCCTAATGTCAGTGATGTAAATGAGTTGGTTTTTATCATTGGGCCCACGCCTGACGCCAACTATGAAGTGGAACTGCATTTCTACTACTATCCCGAGTCTATTGTTACGGCAGGTACTTCCTGGCTTGGTGACAACTTTGACACGGTGCTTTTGTATGGCTCGCTGGTGGAGGCGTACACCTACATGAAGGGTGAAACCGACATGATGGGACTGTATGACGGGAAGTACAAAGAAGCGCTCGCTCTGCTGAAGAACCTGGGTGATGCTAAGCAACGCGGCGATGCCTACCAAGATGGCCAAGTCAAACTGCCTGTGAGGTAATGCATGATCACCGCCGGATTGACCAACAGTTTTAAACAGCAGCTCTTGTTGGGGGTGCACGACTTTAGCGTGGATACGATAAAGATTGCGCTGTACACGTCTGCCGCTACGTTAGATGCCAGCACCACGGTGTACACCACTTCAAATGAGACATCCGGAACGGCGTACACGGCAGGGGGCGAGATACTCACCGGGGTCACGGTAACCTTGACTGGCAGCATTGCGTACGTGTCGTTTAACAATCCAACCTGGAACGGATCGTCGTTTACGACACGTGGGGCGCTGATTTACAATTCTTCCAAGAGCAATAAATCGATTGGCGTGTTGAATTTTGGGCTTGATCAGACAACGGTAAGCCAACAATTTCAAATACAGTTCCCGCCAAACAATGCAGACAATGCGCTCATTCGTGTTTCTTAAAGGAGTTTAAATTGATAACTACAACCAAAGGCGAAATGGACGAATCTTTGCTTGAAAAGAAAGAGGGTTCCATTGATAATGACAATGAATCAACCACGTGGGTGGAGTATTGGTTGGATGGAGAGCTTGTGCACCGTTCAGCACATGTTGCCCTAAAAAAAACCGTAACACTAGCTGCTGAGGCAGCGTCTTTTACTTAAGGAACTATCATGGCAAATACCCAAGCAATGTGCACATCGTTTATGGGCCAGTTAATGACTGCAACCCATAACTTTGGTGTAGCACCTACTCGAGCCGGGACAGGCGTTGACACGTTCAAGGCGGCGCTGTATCTGACAACCGCAACCGTTAATGCTTCCACAACGGCATACTCTGCTTCTAACGAGGTTTCCGGTACTGGCTACTCTGCGGGCGGTGTGGCAGTGACTATGGGAACCGTTCCAACGGCCACCAACAGTTCTGCAACAGCAGGTGTTGCATTCGTCACGCCTTCGGCCAGTATCACATACACCACAGTGACTTTGTCTACGGCATTTGACGCAGTGTTGATCTACAACTCGACACAGGCTGACAAGGCGGTGAGTGTCCACACCTTTGGTTCGCAGACAATTACGGCTGGCACGTTTACGTTGACGATGCCATCAAATACCACTACAACTGCGTTGATCCGCCTGGCTACAACCTAATAGGACTGGCGGGGTAACCCGCTAGAGTAGCCATGTTCGGAATATCCGCATACGCTGAAGCACCGTTTGCCTCGCTTGCGGGGCAGACGATTGTTCTTCCTCTTACCGGCGTTCAGGCTTCTGGCGCGGTAGGATCAGTCACGAGTGATTTGGCTTGTGTGCTTACGGGAGTAGAAGCGGCGGGTTCAGTTGGTATTGTTATTGGAAATAACACTGCTGCGCTAACTGGAGTTGAGGCGCTGGGTGCGGTAGGGGATGTCACAGAAACCAACAGCCCAGACGAAACTGGGGTGTTGGCCAATGGCGCTGTTGGAACCGTCACAGTGGAGCAGTTGATTGCTCTGACAGGTGTCGGAGCATCAGGTGCGGTGGGTAGTGTTGATTTTGCTTACACCGCCAGCTTGACGGGTGTTGAGGCTTCAGGCGCTGTTGGAACAGTTATCCCCGGCAAAGAGTTCGGTCTTGACGGGTTACAAGCGTCGGGCGCAGTTGGTACTGTTGATTTCTCGCCTATCCCAGATGGTGTTTTAGCTTCTGGTGCAGTTGGTACGATTGGGATGGGCGAACGGCTTGTTGCCCTGACGGGTGTTCAAGCCGCTGGCGCGGTGGGAGATGTTACTGAGACCAACAGTCCAACTGAAGATGGTGTGGTGGCTACAGGCAGTGTGGGATCAGTTGGTTCCAGCAGGACCGTGGCATTGGCTGGGGTCGGGGCCACGGGTCAAGTTGGCACAATGAATTATTTTTATTGGACAACAATTGATGACAGCGGGACGCCAAACTGGCAAAATGTCGAAATGACGGTGTAAGGAAATACCATGGCACTTGTATTAGCAGATCGTGTTAAAGAAACCACTACCACGGCGGGTACGGGGACGGTCACGCTTGCGGGCGCGGCTACGGGATTTCAGTCTTTTGCTGTAATTGGTGACGGAAACACAACCTTCTATACGATTGCAAGCCAAACAGGAAATGAGTGGGAAGTGGGTGTTGGTACGTATGCAACATCTGGTACGACGTTGGCACGTACAACTGTTTTATCCAATAGTTCGGCCACACAGCCATCAGCGTTAAACTTTTCTGCTGGCACAAAAGACGTGTTTGTAACCTACCCAGCAGGATTTGCTGTGGCTTCTACCAATGTGGGAACGTCGGGTCAGTTGCTAACTTCCAATGGTACGGGTGTGGCTCCTACATACCAGACTTCTACCGCTGCCTCAAAAGCGTATGTACAAGCAATCAGCATCCTGAATGGCCTATAAGGATCAAAAATGGCAGTAACCAATTTCTCCCCTCTACTTGGCCTGGCACTTCCGACTACGGGAGACTTGTCTGGTACGTGGGGCACAACGGTCAATGATTCCATCACGGGCCTGATTGATTCGGCAATTGCTGGCACAACTACACTTGCAGCCGATGCGGATGTAACTCTCTCTACGACCAACGGCGCGGCCAACCAAGCACGTAACGCAGTCATCTTGTGGACAGCCAGTAACGGCGCTACCACTCGCAACATTACCGCCCCAGCCCAGAGCAAAGCCTATTTGGTCATCAATGCTGGCACTGGCTCTATCGTTATTCGCGGTTCTGGCCCAACGACTGGCGTAACGGTTGCTTCTGGTGTTCGCGCCTTGGTAGCTTGGAACGGTTCTGACTTTGTTAAGATTGTCAGTAACCCGGTGGTGTTGACATCGGACGTGTCTGGTATTCTTCCCGCCGTCAATGGTGGTACGGGACTGTCTAGCCCCGGCACTGCTGGCAACGTGCTAACTTCTACCGGAACAGGTTGGGCATCATCCACCTCATCTAGTGGCATTACCGCTGGTAAATCCATCGCATTTTCAATGATCTTCGGTTTCTAAGGAGCTATAAATGGCAAATCCCAACATAGTCGCTGTAACCGCCATTTATGGCAATACGTCTACAAATTTAATTTCATCCACAGCCGACCCGTTTGCAACTGCAATAGTTAATAACACAGCCTCTAGCGGCAAGGTCTATAAGATCAATTCGATTGTTGTGGCCAACGTAGATGGCACTGCAGCGGCAGATATTACGATCAAGATTTTTAGCCAAGACGATCTTGGTGGTACAGGAACAGCAATTGTTTCTACCATTTCTGTCCCCGCTGATGCATCTTTGATCGTGACTGATAAAACCACATCGTTCTACCTGCTGGAAGACAAGTCTATTGGGGCAACGGCAAGTGTGGCAAACGACCTTGTGGTGACTTGTAGCTGGGAAGAGATCAACGCCTAAGGGGGCATCATGCCACTACGTCCTCCTGCTGGGTTTATCTCAGCCTTTTATGATCCGCTGAACAACCCTAATGCGCCGACCATTGGGACGGCTACGGGTGGGGATACAACCGCGTCTGTTGCGTTTACCCCGCCATCTAACGTGGGCGGGTCTGCTATTTCTTTGTACGGTGTTCGTTCAACTCCTGATAGCGTCACTGCAACGGCGGCTTCTTCTCCAATCAGCGTCACGGGCTTGACCAACGGCACACCTTACACATTTGCTGTGTGGGCTATCAACACTTATGGGCCTAGCGCGTTTAGTGCGGCGAGTAATAGTGTGACTCCAGAGGTTTTACAGCGTGGTGTATACGGGGGTGGAAGTTCTAATGTAATGGACTATATAAACATTGCCTCTACTGGTAATGCAACAGATTTTGGGGATATGCTGGAGTCAACTCGACTGTATGGGGCTTTTGCGTCAACCACTAGAGGGGTGTTTGCCGGAGGGAATGATAGTGTTAGGCGAATACAGTACATAACATTTGCAACTACAGGCGATTCAGCAAACTTTGGCAATCTAACCAAGGACATGAAAAACGGTATTGGTGGATGTAATA